CGCCACCGACGGCGCGGAACGCCGTTTGATATTCCATTGCCAAGACCACTGGCCCGAGCCATGGGCATGTGGTACGGGATGGGCATCCGGGCGGGCAGCGGTCCTGGGCGAGGCGGCTACTGGGGGCAAAGGCTGAGAGCTGGATGTGGGAGCTCGACCCTGATGTTCTCCGGAAGGCCGTGGTTTATCCCGGGGACTACGTCTTCTCCTGGACGTGGGGGGATGATATCCCCGTGAACCGCTACTTTCGTGGGGCAGAGGACCTGGAGGCCCTTGCTTGCGCGGATGGGGTGGTTTACTTCCTGGGACCTCCGCAAGTTGTTCGCACGGCGGACCGTACCTATACGGTGCGGGTCGTCGAGGGGAGCGCGAACGACTGGGGCGGAATTGTTGGCGGGAGTCTTTCGGCTGGGAGGTTGTGGGTGTGGCTGCTTGGACGGGCGGCCGTCGTCCCCCAATTCTCTTCTCTCGACCCAGCGGTGGCTGTGAGTCGGGTCCGCGCTAAGACCGCTCGGGCAACCACGAAGATGTGGTATGAAATCGCTCGAGAGGGTGCTGATGTGAGGGCGCAGGCGTACATCACGGATGCGTTACGTGATGCAGCTGAGCGTCCAGCGCGGCCGGAGGACCCGTTTCTCTTGGCCCGGGCTGTCGAAGCTGCACAGGCAGCTGTCCGCAGCTCGCGGCCGTGGGAGGCGGCATGAGGAGGCCGGGATAAACGCTGTCATTCTTGTGGCCGGGCGGTTCCGAAGAGGTATACCTGGAAGCACATGAACTGCCGTGAGTGCACAGCGTCCCTGGCAGGATACGGAGTGGTCACACTCGCAGGTGAACAGGCGCAGGAGCTGCTGCAGATACCCTCAGCTGCGCCAGGGATAGTCCAGTGGGTTGGGGTCACCCTCCCACCACCTGCGAAGAAATGGGACATCCCACCACTAAACGGGGCCGTAAAGATACGGCGTGAAGTGGATGGCAAGAAGGTGTGGGTGGATTTTGAGTCCCACATGTTCCCCGTGTTGGATAAGGGCAAGCCGGCGTGGTCTACGCGGCTTGCGGGTATTGGCATTTCAGGTGCGTACCCGTGTGTTTCTGGGGTCAACGAGTCCAATGCAGTCAAGGCTGTCTGCTGTCGGATTTTCCGTCTCCCAAAGCATACCCCTGTCCCTGGGATTTTCAAGGCGATCAGCGGGTTCCTTCCGCTGCTGCTCCCTGGGTTTGTGGAGCCCGTGGTCCCTTGGGATTTCCAAACGTGGGTGGACACGATGCCTGCCAGGCGCCGGAAAGCGCTGTGCAGGGCATTTGCGGACTACAAGCGACGTGGTTGGTCGAAGCGGATGGCTGTCTTCAGTGCGTTCGTCAAGACCGAGTTGCTTCCGGGGTTCGAGAAGACCAGTGATGGCTTCGCCCCGCTTTCCACCCTCGTCGACAGGCTAATTCAGGGCCCTCATGATGCCACGCATTGCATCGCAGGGCCCTTTCTCAAGCCGTTGACGAGTCGTCTGAAAGAGGTTTGGGCCCCGAACGGGCCAATCTTCTATGCCAGCCGCTCCCTGGACCAGATCCAGGGTTGGTACCGCGCGAGCGCGAAACGTTGGGGTGTTGCCGCAGACTTCACCATGTACGACAATTCGCACTCTGCCCAGTCTTGGGCCTTTATGGAGGAGATTTACCGGGGTTGTGGCTCTGATGCCGTGCCCGACTTCCGGCGTGTGATGGAGGCTTGGCGGATGCCGGCCGGCCATGTTGCGGGGATGGGCTGGGTGGTTAAGTACGTGGCGCGCATCATGAATGCTTCTGGCCGCGACGATACCTCTTTGGCTAATTCCCTGCTGAATGGTGTTTGCACGTTCCTCTCCATGCTCGCTGCACTCAAGCGAGTTCCAGTTTGGACCCTCCGGGAGGAGGATCTGATTGAAGGCTTTGGATTGATCCGCCTGGCTGTCTGTGGTGACGATAGCCTCTGTTTCCTCGACTCAATCCCCGGCGACGACGCATCTGGGTTCGCTAAGGCTGTTTCAGCCGGATTGGCGGCCTTTGGCTTCGACGCAGCGGGGGACAAGCTCTTGGTGACGGAGAACCACGACGAGCTGGTGTTTCTTGGGCATCGACGGTATCGG